TGATGGGTACTAAGTGGTCTGATGCTGGTGACAACCCCACCAATGCCAACTTGGCAACGGCTAACAAGTGGGCTGCCACCTATGACATTGATCTGATCCCTATGGTTCAGCTCACTGTTAACAGTCCTCTGGACACCAGCACCATCTGATCTTGATCAGAGCAAAGGCCCTACCATTAGGTGGGGCCACCTTATTTTTGCCTTATGGCTGCCACGATCAACGCCACACTCAAAAGCGCGACAGCCAACAGCTATGTGACGTTGGCAGAAGCTGATGCGTATTTTGAAACCGTTCCAAGCAGTACGCAGTGGGATAACAAGACAGACGACAACAAAAATCGTGCATTGATTTCAGCAACAGGCTGGATCGACACGTTGGTTTTTTACGGTGATCGTTGCGATGCCGATCAAGCGTTGAAGTGGCCTCGTAATAATTATCATGTCGATCGCGTCGAATTAACTTGTTCCGCGATTCCAAACGACATCAAAAAAGCTACATATTTACTAGCGTTTGAGCTTGCCAATGACACGGACGCGATTACAGGGACTACCGGCGATAAGGGGTTATACGAAGAGGTCAAACTCGGAGACCTGCAAGTCAAGTACAACACCGATAGCCAAGCTGTTGGAGCTGTCAATAACGTATTCGACGTTTACCCTTGGCTGCAGTCTTATCTTGGCGCTTATTGTCTTGGAGGTTCTGGCTCTTATCAAGTTCGTGTGGTGAGGGGTTGAGATGTCATTAGTAGACAGCACTTTCAAGTCAATTCCAAAAGCGTTGCTGGATGACTGGGGTCAAGACATAACGCTTGTCAAAACAGTGACACCCCGTACTTACGACCCGTCAACAGGAGCTGTCACTGGTGCGGACACGTCAGTAGCGTTAAAAGGGTTGATCTCTAATGTGTCTTCCAGGGAAAGCGAGGGACTTTATCAAACGACTGACATTAAAGTGATTATTGGAGGTGATGAGTTAGGTTCTTACTATCCAACAGAAGCTGATCGCATTCAGTATTCGCAAGCTGGTGTCACAAGGGAAGCCAAGGTTTTAAATGTGTTGAGCTTTAGGGGTGAAGATCCCTTGCTTCACACAATTATTGCGAGGCCACAGTAATGGCAAAAGGCTTAAGTGGCTTTGACAGATTTCGTAGGGATATGGAATCGCTTGCCTTTTTAGGTGCCGTCAAAAGCGCTGAGCGTATTGTTAAAGAACTGCAGGAAGAAGGCCCTAGTTGGACAGGACGTTTTTCAAACTCCTGGCAAATTACAGGCCCTCAAGGTCAGCAAATTAAAGGAGATGGAGGCAGGGGTGAGCCTCGTCCGCTTAAGTTTTCTACCGGGCCATTCACTGGTCCGCAGGCTGTAAGCACTTTAATTCGCACTAAAATGACCAAAGACAAGGTTGTTTTTAAAATATCAAATTTTAGTCAATGGATGGGTTACGCCACTGACCAAGAGCAAGGAGTATTTTATCGTCCAACTGAGAAGCCTGAAACACAATTAGGTCTCAAAAAATGGGAAGAGTCTGGCCAAAATCGTTCTAAAAAGCCTGGTTACAGGTGGGATATTTACGGAGGAGACGCAGGCGAAGCGTCTAGAACGGCTGAAAAAGATTGGTATACTACCTACAAGAACAGCGGTAAGCTAGATAAAGCTGTTGAAATCGAAATGGACATTTCTCTTCGCAAGCTATGAGATACCAAGCCGTTCGTGCTGCTGTCGAATCGCCGCTCCAAACGGCATTTGGGGCGTTAAGTCCGGCAGTGCCTGTCTTTTTTGACAATATCACTGCCGCTCCAGAGAACTCAACGACAGAGTACGTCAAGGTATCGGTTACTTTTGGATTAACAACCGAGCAAACTCTTGAAGGCAATTTAGATCGTATCCGTGGAAGTGTTGTTATCCGTGTTTACACAGAGAAAGGTAAGGGTCCGGCCAGAAATCAAACATTGGTGGATACAGCTGTTTCAACATTGTTGGCTTTAAGTTCTTCCACCAGAGCGGCTACAGGCATTTATCTCCGACCTGGAGTAGTTAATGGACCCACTTTTTCAGTAACTGAACAGTCTCCACACATGATGGGACGGATTGATGCTGGCTTTATTGCCGAAGATCACGGTTAGATGTTTTGCTGGTAGCACGCTAAGCTGTATGTGTCCGGGTTTCGCCCGTAAGTCCACCATTCTCCGCATTACGAATGGCTACCGTCCTTTCGGGCACCTCTGGAGCCCTCTACTACAAACCCGCTGGTACATCTGGCACCTTTAAGGCTGCTGATGTCACTAATGCCAGCGACACCATCAACGTTGGAACGTTTCTGAACTTCAAGGTAGACGACAAAGTTTCGTTTACTGCTGGTGGCGGCACCTTGCCTGGTGGCCTGGCTGAAGGAACTCCTGTTTTTATCAAGACGTACACAGCCGCCACAGGAGCAGCCACTTTTAGTGCAACTGCTGGTGGTTCAGTGTTGGCTCTAAGTAATGACGGGACTGACGGCACTAGCGATTTCACAATTAAGTACACCGAATTTCAGTCGGTTGCAAACGTGAGGTCTTGGTCGTTTGAGGTGACTCGTGAAGAAATCGATGTAACCAGCATCGGTGGAACACTGGGTCAAACCGCTCCATTCCGTACTTTTATCTCAGGCTTTGCCGATGGTACGGGTTCTGCGGAAGTGTATTTCACTGACGATGACACTGGTATCTCTGCTCGTCTGATTGAAGACGTTACGCAGCGCAACCAAGTCGGTGCAACCTTCAAGCTGTATATGGACACTGTGCTGTCTTCTGGAACGCCAGACGACACCAAGAGTCGTTCAATTGAGCTTGAAGCGGTGTTGACTTCCGCTAGTTATTCAGTCACTCCTGACGATGCTCAGGCTGTGTCGATTAACTTCCGTCCAACAACAGCACCGTCTTTCGACTTCGCTAAGAGCTGATAGTCGATTGACGATAAAGAGACCCCTGGCATTGTCGGGGGTCTTTTTAATGCTACTCTAGTAAAACAATCAGTTGTAACTCATGGCATCACGCGCCATTGATCGTCTTAAAAAAGCTGCAAACTTAGAAGCAACAAAGAAAGTAGTTACGCTTTCAGACGAAACTAAATTTGAGATGTGGGTGACGCCACTGACGATGGCAGAGCGTGAGCGTGCCCAAAAACGCGCTGGATCAGATGATGCCAATGCGTTTGCGCTGCAGTTGTTGATCAGTAAAGCTCAGGACGAGTTTGGAGAAGCATTGTTCATTGCTGGTGAGATTGATGTTCTTAAAAACGAAGTCAAGGACAAGGATTTACAGGCTTTGATGCTGGCTATTTTGACTGACGACGAAGAAGAGGCAATCGACCCAAAATCTTAGGAGCCGAGCTTCGGAAAGACAATTGGCTCATGCTGCAGTTTGGCGTTGCCAAAGAACTTGGCATGAGCTTGTCGAAGCTACGGTCAACGATGACAGCAGAAGAGCTATTGGGTTGGAGCGCGTATTTTAAAATTTTGAACGAGGATCAAGAGGAGGAAATGCGTAAAGCTCGCCGTCGCAGGTAGAATGTGATCAGTTTTTGCGGACGGTCGTGGCTTATCAGAGCGAGATCGAGCTGCGTGTAAAAGTAATAGATAAAGAGCTTAAAGATTTAGAGCAGCGTATTGAAAAAATTTCAAATCCATTTGGAGCTTCTGGCGGGGCGAGCAAAGGTGCGCTTGACCGTCAAAAACGTGAAAAACTTCGCCTTGAGCAAGAAATACTAGATTATGTCAAAGAAGCTGTAGTAGAAGAAGAGCGCTTGCGCGTAGCAAAAGCCAAAAATACACAACGCATAAAACAAAGGCTTCTTCAAATTGAGCGAACTAGCAGAATTAAGGCCGCTCAGGACGTAGCGAAGGCTGAGCGAAAACTAGCAAGAGAAAACGCAAAATTTAAAGAGAACCTTGCTCTTGGTGTTGGTTTTCCCTTGCTTTTTGGCGGTGGGGTAGGAGCCGTTGCGGGTGGAGCGCTAGGTGCAGTCGCTGGTCGGGGTAAAGATGGTTTTGGTCTGCAGATTTTATTCTCATCAATCGGTCAAATAGTTGATAGCGCGTTTACCAATTTAAAGGACTCAGCAAGTTCTGTTGCAAGCTCGCTTGGCGGAACGGTGTCTACGTTAGAAGCCTTGCGAGATGTTGGGATCCAAGTTAAAAATTCAAACATTGAATACATTCAATCGCTTGAAGACTCAGGTCAAGCGGTTTTGGCTTATGAGTTAGTTCAAAAACGATTAACTGATTTGTATGGAGATGAAGGGGTTGCAGCTTTACAGGAACTTAAGTCAGCAAACGAATTTGCAAATACCGAAGCGGGTAATCTTACAGCTGTTTTGCAAACAGAGTTGGCCCCTGTTTTTATTTTGTTAGCGCAAGTCGCTGGCGTTGCGGCGAAGGGGCTTAGCAAAGCAATTCCTTTTATTGGGGACGTTGGTAAAGGTCTTGTCAGGCAGTCAATTGGGCTTGGTCCTGCTGGGCAAGCGCTTGGTGTGTTTAATTTGGTTCGACAGATTGAAGGTCAAAGACCAAAAAGAGACCAAGGACGAGTGGACGCAGGTGCCCGTGACGCTGCTTTTCAGGCTCAGGGTCAAATTCGATTAAATGCGCTTAGTGGTCAAAACGATTCTTTAATAAGAGCAAACGAACTTATAAAAGCAGGAAACGACTTGACGGATGAGCGCATCGTTGGTTTAAGAAAAATCGATATAATTGAAAAAGCATCTACCAAGATACAGCAACTAGACGCTGAGATAAAAGCGATGGGGCTTGTTGTAGACGAGCAGAGGAAAAAAGAGATTGAGCTCGAACAAGAAATTATTCTACAGAAAAAAAAGAATGAGCTTGCTCAACTGGGCGTTGATGTTGAGCGAGCAAAAGCACAGGCGGCAGAAAAAGCGGAGCGATTACTTAAAAATCAGGCAAAAGCGGCTGATCGCCTTAGAAAGGCCGCTGAGCGTGAGCAACGCAAAATTTCAAAATTAGAAAATCAATTAAAACTAGGCGAAGAGCTGCTTGTATTAGACGAAAAACTTTTTCAAGCAAGGCTAGAGGAAGACCGCGTTTTAGAAGCTTCTTTGGAGAAGCAAAGAGTTCAGGCAGAGTTGGAAACAAAGATTGCCGACCTTAGAGCAGAAGGTTTAGGACCAGTTCGAGAGGCACGCGCAATTGCACTTGCAACTCTTAATGCGAAGCGAAGCATTGCAAAAGTAGACCAAAGTTTAACTCGATCAAACGTTGAGGACAAAAAGTCTGCAGCGGCAAAGTTAAAAAGCTTGCAAGACGAAGGCGCTCTGCTTCAAGCTAGGCTTGACGGAAGGCTTGAAGAAGTGCAATTAGACCAACAAATTGAAAAAATACTTGAAACAAACACAGGTCTGACGAGAGAGCAGGTTGAAGCAGCTTTGAGAGGAAATCAAGTTCTTAAGGAGCAGGTAAGCGCTTTAGAAGAATTAGAATCTATGTACGCTGCAATTGGTCAAAGTATTTCAACAGGCATTGTTGACGCACTAAGCGCAGCTGTTGAAGGCACGAAATCGCTTGCTGACGTGGCGTCTCAGGTCTTGCGACAAGTTGCCAATATCTTGCTGCAGTTTGGCGTAAACACTGCTTTAGGCGGCATCCCTGGGCTTTCAGCGTTTTTCCCAGGCAGGGCCGCTGGTGGTCCTGTTACAGGCGGCAAGCCTTATATGGTTGGCGAGAAAGGCCCTGAGCTTTTTGTTCCTAACTCCTCTGGCAACATCGTTCCAAACAACAAGCTTGGTGGTGGAGCGAATGTCGTTGTCAACGTTGATGCCAAAGGCACTTCTGCGTCAGGCGACAGCGCAGCAGGTAAACAGCTTGGCGGGTTGATTGGAGCGGCAGTACAGTCGGAGATAGTTAAGCAACAGA